AAACATTTCATATGGATTACCAAGGTAATGTATCTTACCATTTGTAGACCTAGTATGAAAATGACCTGAGTACACTGTATCAAACTTATCAAAGACCTCAGTATTCATACCAGTTTCCATCATATGACCACGAGTTGCCTTGAATCCATTGATCTCTAAATGACCCATTGCCACTTTACTGGTGGACTCATCAATCATTTTTTTACTCTCATCATAATTTTCTACATTAATCCAAGGTAAGAGAAGTATCTGCAATCCATCTAATACAATCTCCTCTGCACTTGAGTAGGTTATGATATTAGGATAATCCTTTAATAATAACTCAGGTGAGTTAATTTCATTTGTATTCTTATAATAACAATCATGGTTTCCTGTGATTGCGTGAACCTTATACTTCTTCATAGGTTCAAATATCACTCTCTTCGACCACTCTAAACTGTAGTAGTCGATTGATTTACGACTATCGAATATATCACCCATATGAATGATAGTATCAATATTATTCTTTTCTAACTCAGGAAAGAATATATCTTTATAGAATTTTTCAAAATATTCATGGAGATGCTTAGAACCCTTTCTAGCACCGTAATGAGTATCGGTAATAATTGCAATCTTCATCTATTGCTTGACTTGTATACGATATTATCTTTGATTGTATTATAATCAGAACTATTACCAGCAAGTGAACTATCATCTACAGTCATCACTTCATCAAATCCACTTCTTTCTATAATCTTTGTTTTAATATCCAATTGTTTTTTCTCTTTTTGTATCCTTCTTAGAAATGCGTAATGAATAATCTGAGTAAAGTATGCAAATGGATTCCTTGACTTCTCTGGATCAAAGTTATGAATATACTGTACACAGTTCTCAATTCCGTCAGATATCATATCATCACGGAACATATAGTTTACAAAGTTTGGTTTATATGATAAGTGTGTGGCAATCTTTAAAAAGCATTCTCCAAGATAGTTTGTAATTCTTGGTTTTGGTAAATCATTCTCTTTCGCATTAGCAACCTTCTCTCGATACACTATTAATGCCTCTAAGAGTTGTTTGTTATTAACATAATGTTCAGACTTCTTTCTAGGCATTAAATGTCTCCGTCTATCTGTATTCTATTATAACATACTTTCAGTACTTGACAAGTCATTCAAATATGTGTACAATAACTCTGTAAGGGTTCAAGGGACAAAACTAGCCTTCTTTATTATTCTTAAAGGGCTTCTTCCAAACTTCTTCAAGACTCTTACGAGCCTCTTCAACACTAGAGATATATCCCATTTTTTCATCAGGTTTTACTTCACCACTAGAAGGTAAGAGTTTAGTCATATCATCTTCTTCATTTGATTCTTCAACATATCTTTCATATAATTTAATTACTTTTTGATCCTTAACTTCACTCATTGTAATAATTTTATCTGTTCTGAATATAAACATATCATCATCTGCTAATTCCATCCAAGGTTTGATCTTCACATACATTCCATTACTAATCATTTTCATAGTAACAGGAGTGTGAGCAATAATAATTGGTTCTTCACCAGTTTCGTCAACGCAAACCGATGCGAGGATTTCTTCTCCAGAAACCAATTTAATTACAGCTACGAATTCTTCTCCCATCAGTTTTTTAAAGGTATGTTTACAATATCATAATTAAAATTTTCTTGATTGTAGATTTTAATTCTTTCAATCAAATGATTAAGTGTGTAGTTCTTTCTCTTATTATAACTTATATCGTCAGCAATGTCATATAGTGTTGCTTTTAATTTACGATCACCCTTTCTTAAGACTCTCCCAATAGACTGAAGATTCCGAACTCTCGATTTAGAAGGACTAGCAAATATAACGTTGTGTAAGTTTTTAATGTTAATTCCTGTGGAGAAAGTTCCATATGATGCAACTATTATAGCATTGTTTTCACGTTCGGTGATTGCCCGAATATTCTCTCTATCCTCAGTTTCAACACCACCATGAACAAAGAAGACTTGACGATTACCAGTCTTACTTGTATTTATCAGATCAAATAATGGTTGTCCGTGTGCCTCAACACGACTGTATAATATCAGGGTATTACCATTTAAGTCTAAGGCAAGATTTTTAATAAAGTTATTTCTTCGATTATGACCGATTATATACTGTATTTCATCTTCAAATGTTTCAAATTTATTCGGTGAGTGTTTTAATAACAACACATTGATGTCTAAGGTTGCTACATGTCCCTTCTTCATTAACTCTTCGGTCTTAATAATCTTGTAAGAAGGACCAAATAAACCCTCTAAAACCCACTTATGTGTTTGTGATCCATCAAGAGTTCCTGTGAAACCATAACGATATTTGGCATCAGCAAGTTTTGTCATTATAGATACTAGTGATTTTGATTTAAACTGGTGAGCTTCGTCCCCAACCACAACAGAGAATCTCTCAAAATATTTTCGGGGAAGTTTGTAGATTGATTGCCAAGTAGTAATAATGACTTGAGAGTCTGTCTCTCTTTCTTTTCCTGCGTATATCTTGTGGCAAAATGAACCTACGTCCCAACCATAGTCTGCAAAATCTTTATACATCTGTTCTACTAACGAGGTCGTCGGAACGATTATCAGAGTATTTTTCCCTTTCTCAACAAAATATCGAACAATCGAGTATATCATCAACGATTTACCCGAAGCAGTTGGGGATATCAACAACTTTCTATTATGTCTTAGAGCGTCGTATACTCCCTCTACTTGATAAGAACGTGGTTTGAACTTGCAAATAGAATTCATATAATCTTTTACACCCTCCATTGATATGAAGTCGTTTACTTCAAATGGAAGTCCATAGAACTCGCTGTCTGTAAATGAATAATTATAACCGTGATCTCTACAAAATTGGATTACTCGATCTAATAATCCTACATATATTTCTCCTTTCTGAGTATTAAATAACCTTATCTTTCCATCCCAATACTTCTTTTGGTATTGTGGCATATACTTTACACCAGGCACTTCAAACGTGAAACTGTCTGATAATTCATAATATACGTGTGGCTCTGCCTCAATCTTTAGGAAGATTTCATTCTTCTTAGAAATAACCAAATGAGACATAACATCTCCATCATTTCAGTTATTTATACTAGGTTCTTTGAGTGAAATCGATACCTTCCATATGGTCGTATTCGTGTTGAAATACTCTAGATGCAAGTCCTTGCAACTTCATCTTATGAGTTTTTTTATTCTCATCTTCATATTTTACAACAATCTTATCTGGTCTTTTAACCTTTAAGAAAAGATCTGGATAGGATAAACAACCCTCTTCCATTTCAACTTCTTCAGTATATGACTTAATGATACGAGGATTAAAACATACCATTACTTCGTTATGTTCTAAATCTCTTACCATTACAAATGCTCTTTCCCAGATGCCAATTTGATTTGCAGATAAACCAATACCATTATAATGGATCATATTATCTACTAATGTTTTAGATAAAAAATTTCTATCTAAATTATAACTACAAGAATTAACTCGATGATGAAATAATTGATGTTTTGGTTCTACTAGTTCTCTTATCATTAGAATCCTGATTGAAACTTCTGCCATTCGATGGCATTTTTAATTTGATATGTACGACCTGAGATATTACGAATTATCTCTTCAAGAAATTTAAGTGTGACATCATAATACTTTATCTTCATGTCAATTACATTTAACTTCTCATCTGCCTCCATATGCCTCTGTATTGCATCTTTCTCCCTAACCTTATACGGAAATGGGTCTTCTGCATATACCTCTGCAGGTGCTTTACCAGTGTAATAGTTATGTCTTTCTAAACGAATGCGATTATAAGATTCTCTTGCCTTTTCTCTCAATAAAGAAATAGTATTATAAACTGTATAATACTTTGAGTGAAGTTGAGGTATTTTTAAAGATTCATTATGTAGATTATCAGGGTCAATGTTAGCATCACGCTCCCACATCTCCTGAATTTTGTCAAGATTCATAAGCGGGTTCTACCGTCCTTATCAAATATACTATACACAGTATAACGCATAACTACCTCTGCTGTAAAGTAGTTTATGTCGGTCTCTGTAGCGTCAAATTCTAGAGATGTTAATCCAACTGGAAATAAGTCATTGAATTTTACAATTGCAACATCTTGAAAATTACTGTTTAAAATATGTAAACTACCATCACTGAATACTTCTAATGGATCTCTTATACCATCTACATCTGTAGTTTGATCAGCAAATTGTTGTGGAGTTTCTGGAAATCCAATACCCTTCAACCAATTATGTACTGCCATATAGTTCTGCATGTTTTCATCAACAAGAAATCTTATAGTTAAATCACCATAAGTTAGTTTTTCACCAGGTATGTCAATATCTTTTAGATAAGATGGTTGAACAGCAGTTCCAAGTGATATCTCTGGTATTCTAGCAGAGTTTGAGAAAAAAGAAACCTTT